AAAAGCCGTGTTATAGACTAGAGTATCGTTTAAGACCCAAACAGCGTCAAAGTAAGATATATCTGTGCCATCATCGTTAAACTCTGTAGGCGTGCCTGACACAGAGCTAGCCGTTAGTGCACGATCTTGAAATACAAAACTGCCTGTAGCATCTACATAGAGTGCGCCGTACTCACTTGTCTCTACTGTAGTCAAGGCTGCTAAGGCTGTACGAGCTGTGCCAGGATCCGCCTGCATTGTCGTCAAACCTGCATCTACATCGCGCATAGAGGCAGGCCAGTCAATAGCATCTAGCAAAGCATTAACACGCGCGCCGGATAGTTGCCCTGCGCTTGTGCCAGGTACTGTAGATATTTGTGCGTTTTGTGCAAGCCTAAAAGCATCTACAGCTGTAATTGTTGTATAGACCACATCTAGCGCATTTTGTGGCGTGTTTGTACTGTAGCTAGTAATAAAGCCACTAAAAATAGGGTAAGTGACAGAGGCGTAGGTAGCTGTTATCTGCACTTTACGCATAGGCGACAAAAGGCCAAAAAAAGGAGAATTTGGGTTTTGCGGATTGAAGTCCCCTGACTCATCAACAATGCGCAGCGTTAGCGTACCTGTCTGGAATTGGTCAGCTTGCGAATTACGGCCTCTATTAGTTTGTATGCTGTCCACTTGATTAGATACATCTACAATTACTGCAGAGCTATCGCTAAGTACGTTAATATCTAGCTGCCCCTCGTTTAAAATTAAAGCCTGAGCAAAAGATGGGCCAGTAGAAAAGTTAATAACAGCGTTAATTGTAGGTACTGTCATTATTATATTGCCCCTGCAAAGTTAAGATTATTGCCATAGCGGTTATTTTGTTGTACCGCAGTCTGTACAACCTCAATTAGGCCGCTAGTTTTATCAACGATAGTTACTACTATGTCGCGATCAAAAGCTCCACCTCTAGAAAAATTAGAGATAGAGCCCTCATCTGCTTTTAGGCTGCCAGCATTAAATGAACTAATACTGCCACCCATAAAAGATTTAACTAAAGAGTTAAAAGCACCTGAATCCTCTAAAGTTTGAAATACAGGGGCTATGCCATCAATAAGTTTTGTAAACTCTATGCCATTAGGCCCAATAACAGAAGTGATGCCACCAAGAGCAGCAACGACTTCGTTAATTTCCTCTGTTGTGCGAGGCGCAGTGGTTGGACTAATTCCATTAGGTGTTTGTATAAACGGTGGAATCGTTCCTACAGGTGGAATTGTAGTAACAGGTGGAATTGTAGTAACAGGTGGAATAATTGAGGGTGGTTTCACTTGACCTAATAGCGCGAGCATCTCTTTAATTTTGCGCAGGGCTTCATCTAAGTTTGCTTGACTAATTAAATCTTTAGGCATTAAATCTTTTAATATGCTTTCTATAGCTACTAACTGCGTTTTTTGACCTGTTAAAGCCGTAAGCACGCCTATATCTGCGTTTAGTTTTCTAGTCGCAGCGATAATAGCAGCCTCGTCTTTACTTGCTATTGCATCCTCTAAATCAAATATAGATTTTTTTACATTGAGGCGTGCTGTGTCGTTTGCTATCTGTATCATCTGTGCCGCGCTTGTTGCCTTGCCTAGCTGCTCAGCTTGGTTACTAAGGGCCGCTGCGTTTTGTATCTTGTCTAAGTCAAAAACATCTGCACCTTTTGCTAGGGCTAGGTTGGCTTTGTCTATTGCGTCAGCTAGTTTTTTTGCTGCTAGCGTTTTTTGTGCAGCAGCTAAGGCTTTTAACTCCTCGGCTGTAAGTTTCTTTTTAGCAGTAAGTGTCTTAATTGTGTAAGAGGCTTGTAGTCTTGCTAAGTCTGTCAAAGCCTGTGCGCTTACGCCGTTTTGTGCCGCTATATTGCGTGCAGCCTCGCCTATGCGTGTAATTGCACCTAAAGGCCCAGCGCTTAAAGATCTCTTAAATGGTGTAAAAAGCGCCCCTAATAAAGATTTAGACTCCTCGCCAGTCTTAAAACTACCTATCTCACCCAAGCCGCGTATAAAGTCGGCCATACTCAGCGCTGCGCTCTCCATCTTTGCCGCTAAATTATCTATGCTGCCCTCTTTGCCTAAAGTGCTTAGCGCATCTATGAGACCTTTGCCTATAATCTCTTGCACGTTTGCAGAGGCCACGCCTAGCTTGTCTAAAGATCCCTGAAAAGTGTTTGCAGCAGCTGTAGCAGAGCCTGCAAAGGTTGTAGTTAATTGTGCAATTATCTCGTCAAACTTGCCAGCCTTGAGATCTGCTTTAGATATGCCTATACCTAATTTAGATAGCGCTGTGTTGTTGCCTAAAAATGCTTTGGAAAGTGCACTTGTTACGCTGGCTAAATCGAGGCTGTTGGCCGCGGAAATATCTAAAGATAGGTTAAATAGTTTTTGTGCTTGCTCAGAATTGCGTGTGCTTACCGCTAAAGTCTGATAGGCCGGGCGCAGCTTGTCATCAACTATGCCAAACTCACTTTGCAGGCGCTGTATGTATTCCTCAGAACTAGCGGCATCTCGTCCTAAGCCTACGTTTTTTAAGGCGAGCGCTAACTGCTTTTGTGCCTTTTCATCTTGTGCAGCTGCGCGTAAAGAGGCTTTACCGTAAGCAAGAATAGCTGTAGTGCTAAAAGCTAGGCCTAAAGATTTAGCTAGTTTGCCTACGCCTTTAGTAAGTTTTTGTGTAGCCGTGTCTGCTTGCTTAAATGCAGGCTTGCCTACAAACTCGGCGGCTAAACTTATGACTAATGCTGGATCTGCCATTATCGCCTGCTTACCTCTGCGTCAAACTTGACTTTAGCTTGTGCTATAGCTTTTAGTATTGCGGCGTTAGTTTTGCCGCCATCTTCATACCAGGCTTTGTAAATAGCGCGGCCTTTCATTTTGCGAGATCTACGGCCTGCGCCTGTTTGATTATTGGCATCCACTATGCGGCCGTTTGCATCTATCGCATCTACAAACTGTTTGCCTGCGTTAGGGTTAAAACTAGCACCTTGATTTTTATTAGGACTCTTAAATTTTTTACCTAAGTAAGCAGCGTATTTAGGATTAGTGTTTGTGCCTGTTACTGTCTCGGCTTGTAGTCGGCCTGTTGGATTGACACGGCCAGCAGTCTCATAAATTGCACCGGCTGCGCTGTTATTGACAATGCGAGCTAGCGCCCTAAAGCCTGATCTATTAGGCCGAGATGGTGTGGTTTTATAACCTATGCCACGCTTTGCAGCTTGGCTACTCCATATAGGAAAACGACCTGTAGCACTTTCCTTACCCCATCCTGACAAGGGCGCGGCGCTTGGTATAAAGCCGCGTGCCTTCACTGTTATAGGTTTAAGTAATGCGCCTAACTCTTTTTGTGTTTCCTTAGCTAGGTCAGGGGTAAATTGCTTGAGCGCTTTGCGTAACTCAAGCGCGCCTTTTACCTCTGTTGGCATTTTTTATATCCTCTGATCTGTCGTTTAGTACCTTAATAACGTTAGCAAACATTGTGCTGTCTAACTCTAATAAAGCCTGGGGCGCGATACCTGTCTCTACCGCTATCTGCGCGATTAGGTAGCCAAAACTACCGCGCCCCACTACTCCAAAGGGTTATCGTCTAGCACCTCTACTTTTGCTAAGGTCTCTAAAAATGTCGCGCCAAAGGTAGGCACAGTTTCGCCGCTAGTGCGGATGCACTCCCAGGCTAGCCAGTACACGTCACTTTGCTTTTCGTCATCTCTAAAGGCCTTGTGAAAGCCTTTTTTAGCGTACAGCTCAAAGGCATACTCAATACGCGGCGTTATCTTGTGTTCAGATACCGATCCGTCAGCCCTTGTTATTTTTAGTATTGCCATTGTCTTAGCCCCTTTGCTTAATTGGTTATGGAGTTGTGTCTACAACGATTGGGCTGTTGCAGGTAAATGTAATTGATTGGCTACTAATGTCAGCTGGGCTGCCGTTAATATCTTGTGTATTGTTTACAAGCACCGTAGTTTGAAATTCAGGGTTGGTAGCTGAAATTACAGCGTTTGTCTGCTTTAGTGTTAGGGTCACTGTGGTACCCCAAGCAGCTTGTAGCGTTGCATTAACATTGCTAGCAGCTGTATCGTTTAGGAAGTCTAAAGTAATAGTGCTTGCCTCTAGGCCCTTAACAAATTTGTGAGCTGTATCGCCCATAGCAGTTACCTCTAGCTCGTCAAAGCTACGGTTAATAGTTGCGCTTGTAACGTGATCTGATAGGGCTACGCTGTTTAGCGTGACCACTACTCCGTTGGATAAATAAATGGCCATCGCTTATGCCTCGTCCTTTTCTGTCGTTGTGTCTTTAGGTGGTTTTGTTACTTTAACCTCGGTAGGCAATTCCTGGCCTATCTTGATTAAAAACGCTTTGTCCTCATCTGTAAGTGCCATTTTAACTCCAGCTCGTTAGTACGGATATTTGTAAATCTACTGTTAGCAGATCGCCACTTGCCACAGTCAAAACGCTAGGCGCAGATACGCTTGTTACGTTAAAGACAATAGCGCTTGCGGCTAACTTGTTAAAGACTGTGCAAAACGTACTCTCTATGCCTTGTAGGTTGCCCTCATTGTCAAACATAGGAATAGTTACAATAATCTTAAAGTTAGCGAGTGGTGATATGCCTGCGTGACTGTTATTGCTTGGCGTTAAATATGGATCTGCCGGAGCAATAATTACGCTGTTTGCGAGCATTGTACTTGGCGGAAATGCAAATGTAGAGTAGCTAGCATCTGCTAGGGCTGCTGCAATAGTTGTACGCAGCGTAGTTATAGGCGCTGGCATTAGCCGACCATTGTGTTAGGGCTAAGGTAAGGCGCTAGTAAACCTCGTATAGATGCCATAAGGGTATTGCTCATCTTAAATGGGCTAGGGCTGTAGCCATCTACGCTAGTGCCGCCGTTTTGTGTGCTAAATCGTGCAGTCCATATATTCTCGGCCAGCATTAGAGCAGCGGCGTTGATAGCTGGTGTAGCAGAGTAAACAGCAGTCTTTGTATCTGCCCCTGTTGCTCGGCCATATGGT